TTGGGCGGCCAGGAAGGTGAGCGACCATGGCGCAAGTATCGGGGTTCGATTCCCCGACCGCCCACTAAAAATTTCAACCGATGAAACAAAAATCAGAGCAACGGACGGACCAAGCCATCAAGCTGCTGCTTCAGACACTGGAGCGGAACGTAGCCGACACAGGCATCATCCTTGATGAGTTTGAGGCAACCCACAACGATTACGAGCTGTGCTACTCCAAGCAGTACAACGCCCTCAACGCCGGACATTTCGCCCTGAAGGATGCCATCGACAAAATCAATGATCAACTCAATAAAAAGTGAGACTATGGACCGTAGAAAAATTTACGACCTCCTTTGCGAGGTGATTAAGGAGGCCGAACTTGGCAAGAAGGAATGTATCAAAGAAGATTTCAAGGAAAGCAGTCTGTGCGACCACGCATGGGAGAACCTTGAGAACTTAGTCGCCGAAATCGGCAAAGTGATCACAGCGGAGGATAGAGCAGTGGTTGAAAGTCGCCGAGTAGAGGCCTTGACCGTAAATGTTGATACGGCTCACGGTTCTTTCAATCATCTCCCTTAAAGCGATTATATCCGCCGGAAAGGCTGTATAGACGATTTGAAGGCCACGCCCAAGAACCTCTCCTTTGCGGGCATTCTTGGATTCATAAAGAGCAATGTCACCCCAATCAATAGCTTTGACTAAATACTTAAAGCGATTGAAGGTGTCCAGACAAGCCTTATGAGAAGAACCGGAAACAGAGATGGAAAAATTAGCCTTGTATTTGCCGTATTCGGAGGTATTCATAACAAGTTCTATTTGGAATTCGGCCATAAAGTTAACAAAAATATCAATACAAAATAAGTGAGAAAATGAACAAGTACATCTCAGTAAACAAGGAAGGCATCAAGGCCCTGCAGCGCACCTTCAAGGTAAAAGGTAAGCCTATCTGCGAGCGTTGTGTCAAAAACGCCCTCGCCTACCGTACCAACAACGAGCTTGCCAAGAAGATCCGTTTCGCGGCGGTGAAGCACCACGGAGGCTGCACCTACTACAATATCCCGGAAGGTGAATTCTTCTTCGATTCGGACAGTTGCGCTCGTGCGATTTATTCTAACGGAGCAGAAATCTACCTTGACAAGCAGACCGGCGAAGGCACGGTCTATGGTCCCAAAGGCGAAGTGGTTGCAAGATATGCCGATGTCACGCTGACGCAGATCAACGAACTCAAGCAAATGGCCGAGGCACTCTAAAGAAAGGGCGAGAGAATGGAATACTACGACGGACGGTTATGCGTAAGACCGAGCGAGCTGTTTGAAAACGGCATCGTCACGGAATCCAATTATCGCAATTGGATTAACCGTGACCGCGTTGAGGTCGCCCGACGTGGAGGCGGTTCCAAAGACTCGTATGCCCTTATAGTTCTTGACTCGCTGCCCGACAAATACCGGGCTAAAGCCGAAGAGGTTCTCGGCAATGGCGACGAGGTGCTTGTAGCCGGATGGTTCCGGGAGAACTACCAGCTGGACCAGGCTGCAGTAAAATTTTTCCTTGACTGGGCATCCCAGTATCCGAGCGACCAGGCGACCGCTGAGAAAGCGCGTGAATATGCAATCAACGCCTCGGTGATCAATGCCTGTATCCGGCTTTACGACCGGGCGTCAACCGCCCAAAGGATGATGGGTAAAAGTTACCAGTGGGAGAAGATGGCCAAGGCTATAGAGAGCCTCCGTGAGCAGTTCGGACACACGCTGCCGTCATCCCCTTATCGCTTCAGGAAGAAGGTGGCGCAGTTCCGCAAGGAAGGCTACGGCAGCCTGATCAGCGGCAAGTACGGCAACCAGAGCGCCAGACTTATGACCTACAAGGAAGAGCGAGTGATACTCGGCATCGCCGGTCTGGAAAACCAACCCTACAACACCACGGTGCGCGAAATGTATATCATGTTCCTCTGCGGTGAGCTTGAGGTCTATGACATCGAAACCGGGGAATGCTTCAACCCGGACGAGTTTGCCAAGAAGGGACAGGAGCCGTGGATACCCAGCGATGCAACCATCGCCAACTATCTCAACCGGCCCAAGAACAAGTACCTCCTGGAGCAGCGCCACCGTAGCCGCATGGCCTTCTACCACGAACAGATGCCACACATGCACCGGCACAACGGCGACTTCTCACTGTCGCAGATCACGATGGATGACGTTGACCTTCCGCGCCGCATGAAAGGCAACGAGCGCGTCCACGCCTATTACGCCTATGATGTGGTCAGCCAGTGCCGTATCGGAGCCGCTTATTCCCGGGGCAAGGATGACGCCCTTGTGGTGGACTGCTTCCGGGATATGTTCCGGCTCATCAGTAAGAACGGCTGGGGCATCCCCGGCGGCATAGAGGTCGAGACCCACCTCATGACGAAATACAAGGACGGATTCCTCCGTGCCGGCGAGGTGTTTCAGTTCGTACACTTCTGCGCACCCCAGAACTCCCAGGAGAAATACGCCGAACCATTGAACGGCGCCTTCAAGCGAAGCATAGCCCACAAGAACCATGCCGGGATAGGCCGCTTCTACGGCAAGGGCAAGAACCGCACCGAGAGCAAGAAGATAAGCGACGAGACCAACGACACCTACGAGGACCAGCGATATTACAGCTTCGAGGAACTTGTGGCCGATGACCGCAAGGATAACTACGAATGGAACCATACCCTCCATCCCAACCAGAAAAAATACCCTGGCATGACCCGATGGCAGGTACTTGTGGCCAATATTAACCCCTCCCTGCTGCCGTATGATGCCCGGACTCTCAGCCGCTATATCGGCGAAGCGGTGCCGACGAGCGTAAGAAGGAACTCCACCGTTCGCGTAGCACATGAGGACTGGTGGCTGAGCGGCCCCGAGGTGATAGAGCGTCTTGAACCTAACAATTACAAGGTCACCGCGTACTATCTCCCGGATGAAGAAGGGAAACCCTCCGAGGTATTTCTTTATCAGGGTGACAGATTCATCGACAAGGTCCGGAAGGTTGAAACCTACAACCGCGTTATGGCGGAACAGACCGAAGATGATGCCCGGAAATACCAGGAGCAATGTAAGATGGTGTCAAGGCACAGGAAATGGCTCGAGGAAAACACAGCACCGCGTGTCGGCACTATGAAACGGAGTGAAACCGTCCCAGAAGAGCCTGAATCCATATCAGACCTCGTTGCGGCAGCTCCGGAACCGCAGGGACCGGAACAACTCGACGGCGAGAACTACAGCAGAAACTTCGCCGACATGGACTGGGGACAGATAGCGTTTCAGGATTCATAAAACGAAATTATAACACTGTTAGAATATGATTACAACAGACATCAAAAACAAAATCCTCGCCGCAATAAAGGCGAACCGCGTCAACTATCCGAGTGACGCAAAGCATGCTGCCTCCCTGGGCATCACTACCTCGGTGTACAGCGCCGTCAAGAATGGCCAGACTGACCGTGTTCTCAGCGATGCCAACTGGATAAGCATCGCCCGCAAACTCGGAGTGAACCTACGCGGTGAAATCGAATGGGCGGCGGCCAAGACCCCGACCTTCCAGTATATAACCGCCCAACTGGAACTATACCAAAGCGCCGGACTGAGCGGAATCCTGTGCGATTTGCCGAACATCGGCAAGACCTATACCGCCCGTCACTACGTCAAGACCCACGGCAATGCGGTCTATATCGATTGCTCGCAGGTCAAGACCAAACTCAAGTTGATCCGTAAAATAGCCGCTGAATTCGGCGTTGACAGCCGAGGCCGGTACGCGGATGTGTATGATGACCTCGTGTATTACCTGCGCAGCCTCGAGAATCCGATCATCATCCTTGACGAAGCCGGCGACCTCCAGTATGAGGCCTTCCTCGAGCTCAAGGCGCTTTGGAATGCCTCCGAGCGGTGCTGCGCATGGTATATGATGGGAGCCGACGGACTCAAGGCGAAAATCAACCGAGCCATCGAGTGCCAGAAGGTCGGGTATACCGAGATGCTTAGCCGATTCGGCGACCGCTACTGCAAGATAGTTCCGGAAGGTGCCGACGACCGCCGTGCCTTCCTCAACGAGCAGGCACGGATAGTGGCGAAAGTCAACGCCCCAGAGGGAACAGACATCGCCGCCATCGTCCGCAAGACCCAGGGAGGTCTGCGCCGAGTATATACCGAAATCGAAAAAATTAAAAGACAATGATAATGATAAGCGTACTTGAGAAACAATACATGGAGACCGTCATCAGGATGGGTCGCCGGATGCAGAGTGGCGAGGTCGACTGGGAGCAGCGTCGGTATGAGATTGCCAAGAATGTTATGGCCGCGATGGTTGGCGCAGTTGCTAAGGGTGCAGTCAACAAAGGTGCGATGTATGACCCTAACTATATTTCACTCGCGAAGACATCTGTAGAAGCGGCATCAGCTCTTGTGACTGAGCTGAAAAAGACTCAAGAGAATAAGTGACCATGGCCAAACGAGCATATAGTCCGAAGGAGGTTCTTCAGAAAACCTACACCACACTGCCCTGGGGCGGTGAGTGGGCTTGTGCTTTCGGCTATCCATCGACAAACGAAACATGGCTTATCCATGGCCCGAGCGGAAGCGGCAAGAGCAGTTTTGTGATGCAGCTCGCCAAAGAACTTACCAACTACGGAACCGTCCTTTACCTCAGCTATGAGGAAGGAGTGAGCCAGTCATTTCAGCAACGACTTCAACGCTTCCACATGAACGAGGTACAGGGACGGTTCCGGATAGTGACAAGCGACACCGTAGAAGAACTGATTGCCCGGCTGAAGAACAGGAAAAGCCCAAAATTCGTCATCATCGACAGTTTTCAAAGCAGCAAATGGACTTACGAGGACACCGAGCTGCTGCGGCGCACCTTCCCGAGAAAAACTTTCATCTATATCAGCTGGGAGTATAAAGGTCAGCCATTCGGCAAACCTGCACAGAAACTGAAATACGACGCCGGCGTGAAAGTGAGATGCAGCGGGTACCGGGCATATTGCCAGGGTCGATTCATTCCGGCAGCCGGAGCGCACTATGTGATATGGAAGGAAGGCATATTAAAAACCAGTAACAACTTGGATTGACATGAGCGAGAAAAAGATAACGATAGATGTAAAGCCGGACGGTCGCATCCGCAAAGAGGCTTTTATGATTCCTCCGATGGTGTGCCCGTACTGCGGTGGCAAAGGCTGGTTTTATTCCGGTGAACGAGAACCCGAAACCATCCCATGCCCGGACTGTGAAGGGACTGGCGAAGTAGTCGCCATGGTAACGATAGACTGGAAACCCAATATAAAATGATGTAATTATGGCACAAAACATCAATCAGGTCTTTCGTCAGTTAGGCCGAACCGAAAAAACTCAATTCATCGAGGCGCATCTTGAGCTTGCCTCAGAACGTGCAATCGCTGAGTATGTGGACACGTATTTTTTAGGCGTAGCTCGGCACCTGCCAGAAGAGACTCTGATGGCAATGCTTCACTATAAACAAGAACATGGCAAGAACGATGGCACAGCAAGTAACTAACTTCGGACGGTTCTACACCGCCATCAGGGCACTGAACCCCATTGGAGACCGGGATGATGTCAAGAAGAGCATCGTTTACCAGTACACCAACGGGCGCACCGACAGCCTCCGCGAGATGAGCCGCGCCGAATACGACAAGTGCTGCGAAGACCTTGAGCGCAAGACCGGGCAGAAGGACGAACTCCGCAAGGAGCGTAGCGCGACCCTAAAGCTCATGCAGAAGATGGGTGTCGATACAACCGACTGGAACCGCGTCAATCTCTTGTGCCGGGATACCAGAATTATTGGCAAGGACTTCTACTATATCACTGCCGAAGAGCACCGGGAACTGCGTCGGAAACTCCGCAGCATCGAGCGCAAGGGAGGCATCAACCGCAAGCCTGCATCGATGCCGGAACCCCAGCCTCAACAAAAACAACAGCAAGTGTTCGTGGTTCCCATCGGACCGACGGGCCAGATATACAACTAATCAACCTCATAATTCATACATCATGGCAAAAAGACAGAAAAAAACCATTATCTCCGGCGTCAGCAAGGAAGCAGCCGAAGAAGCCTTTGCAACCTACGCCAAGGCAGACGCAGAACGTGCGAAAATCACAGCCGAAATCGAGCTGAAGTGCGCCCAGATCCGAGAGAAGCACCAAGACCGCCTGTCGCAGCTGCAGGTGACCCAGGACGAGGCTTTCGACACACTCCAGGCCTACGCTACCGAGAATCAGCCGGAACTCTTCAGCAAGAAGAAGAGCCTCGAGATGGTGCACGGAACCATAGGTTTCCGCACCGGCACTCCCAAGCTCAAAACCCTCAAGGGTTTCACATGGGCAAGCGCACTCCAGCTCGTAAAGGAGTTTCTCCCCGGCTTCGTGCGCACCGCCGAGGAAATTGCAAAGGACAGACTGCTTTCAGAGCGAGACTCCGATGTCATCAAGCCGGGCGATCCTCTCGGCCCTGGAGTACCACTCCGCGAGGTCATGGCCAAGTGCGGCATTACGGTCGTACAGGAAGAGACCTTCTTCGTCGAACCCAAAAAAGAGGAAGCAGCGTCATGAAGAAGGCAATCACCAGACCGCCCAAGGTTGCTCTTTGCCGGATGTGCAAGGGCACGGGAATCGTGGCGACCGAGGCTCCCCAACGTTACCCGGAGCCATGCCCCCAATGTGAAGGCAGCGGCAGGGTTACAGTGAGCTGTGAGATGACACTTGACATCAGACCGTACAGACCTAAACCAAAAGGACCTGTAAAAATCATGTAAAGACAATGGCAAACAAGCGCGGCATGTCCTACAAAAAGCGCGTCGCAGACATAAACCGGATATACGATGGACACGCCAGGAGCGGGTTAAGTAACCGGGAAATATGGCGCAGATACATATATCCGGTTTATGCCATAAGCGAACGCACCTTTTACAACATGATGAACGCCACGGCAGGGCTTGAAACCCCGGTCGTGGCGTCCGACATGCCGAGCCTGTTTGATTTATTGCCTGAAGAACCTTCAAAGAAGCAAGAGAAATGACAGACGTTGACGCGCAGATCCGGGAAATATTCGGGCGCATACTCCGTGACATACAGGTGGAGCTCGGCGATGAATTCGACCAGAATTTCGAGCGTCAAGGTTTTTTCTCTCAAGCATGGGCGCGTCGTAAGAGCCCTACGCGCCCGGGAGGACATATCCTTGTCGATAGCGGAGGCTTGCGCCGGAGTATTCGGAGCGAAATCAGGGGCAGCAGCATAGTATTCCTGACCGACCATCCGGCGGCAGCCATCCATAACGAAGGCGGGGAAATAGTCGTAACGGCTAAAATGAAACGTTTCTTCTGGTATAAATATTATTCCGCCACCGGCTCCTTCGGACGCAAAAAGGACGGTTCAAGGCGCAATGACAAACGAACCAGGCAACTCAGCGACGAGGCCGACTTCTGGAAAGCGATGGCGCTAATGAGGGTGGGAAGCAAGATACGGATATCGCAGCGCAAATTCCTCGGAACCTCCCCGGAAGTGGAGGCTGCCGTCCGCCAGATTATCGAAGAGAACCTGAACGAGTATGTAAACAACATTGACTTCAATATCAAATGACAGCAATAATAATCACCTCAATCATCTGTGTAACGTTGGTGATCATGTTATACATGACCCATATCTATCCGAGAACCCTCCGAAGGTATAAGTTACGCTGCGCCCAACTGAAAGCAGAGCGCGACAAACTAAAAAAAGAGTATGACGGCCATTTAGATGATTATACCGACTGGTTCCTGTCCATGCAGAAGCGGCTGGACGAGTTGGCAAACATCGTTTTCGATAAAACCGACGAAAAATGAGAGAAGAATTATACCGCAAACTGAAGACCCGTCTTGAGTCTCTGTGCATCAATGGCGCCGGAGAGTATTATGAAAGGCCTGACGACGCGGATATGGATGACGAGCTGTATCCCCGGGCAATCAAGCACATCGACCTGTGGAACCACAACGTGGAATTCCTCGATCAGGAAGTTCCATGGAACCGTCCGGCTGTGTTCATCGAGTTTGTGCCGTTCAAGTGGACACAGATAGCTCCCGGGGTCGCATACCGCGCACAGCCGTTGATAAACCTTCATGTAGTCACCGACTGGACTGGAGCCGAAACCGACGCCGGGCAGTTCCGGCTGCTTGACAAGATTCACGAGCTTGTCGCAGGACTTTCCGGCGATACTTTCATGGAATTTGACATCGACAGTAGCTCTACCAACCACAACCACGAGGATATTGTGGAAAATATCGAGACCTACACCTGCGTCGCATTCCGGCAATTGAAATAAAGCCCCATAAACGCGCCGTGTCGCGCCGAAAGAGCGAGAGCCGTTACCTTTTATTGGGTGACGGCTCTCTTGCGATATATGGGCGAGAAAACGGCCTTATGCGGCGTTGTCGGGAGGGAGGCCGGGTATCGTGAACAGCATGATGTCCTTGTAACTGGCATTGTAGTTCATCGTCGCGTTAAACTCCCTCCTTTGACAACGGGCGAACGGGTCCCCGAGCGATGGGTGGCGCCCCATCCACTCGCACAGTTCGATGATGCATGATTTCTCGGAGGTAAAATATATGAAATTATGACCGGGCAGAACCGACAGAACATCGAGATAGTCGGCAAGGCGCCAATACATACGGTATGTGCCTACATCGGTGGAGAGGTAAGGCGGGTCTACAAGGAACACAACGCCGGGCGTATCCTTGTATTGCTCGAAGAGCTCACGGTAGTCGCATGAAACAATCTCCAGTCCGGCAAGATAGTCCCGGCATGGTTCATAGCCATTTTTACGGACATTGTTGTATAGCGTTTCGCCGCGCATCCCCTCGATGCTCATCTTGTATTTCATAGAGAACATCAGCGACGATGACAGGGTGATGAAGTCAAGGAAGCCGGTTTCTTTTTCCTCCTGCTCAAGCAGCGAAAAAATCTGCTCCCGGGCGCCCCCGGTTATCGGCTTGTGGCGGTCGAACTGCGAGGCGATGGATCGGATTGACTCAAGCAGACTGTTGGTGCGCGGAATATTGTTGATGCGCAGCCGGTAATTGTCAAAGTCATTGTAAATGACACGCGACTCCGGATGGAAGTGCTTTGTGATGTGTGACAGTAGCCCGGAGCCTCCGAAAAGGTCGACGAAAACAGTGTCGGCCGGATATTGTTTGATTACCTCGATGAACTGTTTGGCGAACATCCTCTTCTGCCCGACAAAAGGTAGCGGAGCCGAAAGATATAACTTGCTCATACGTTCAGCTCGAATTTTACAGCGTCCTCGCCGGCCAGGAGGCGGCGTGTGCTGTCAAGGTTGTTTTCGTATATGTGGACATTCCCCAGGAACAGAGTGATTGACTTGAGCGGGAAGTCAATGTGCCGGGCCATGAGGTAGAGATGGTATATGTCAGCCGGCAAGCCGAGATTGGCGTCCGAACTGCGTTGGTAGGCCGTTATAACGAGTTCCGAATCCTCAATCTGGAACTGCACGAGCGACAGGCACGGTGCCTGATTGCTCTCCGCGTCGGTGGCGCCGAGGAACAGGACATAGTTTTTGGAACTGCGGCGCTCGGAATTGATCCTGGCGAGAAGTGGCGGCAACTTCTCAAAATAGGTCGGATAACTATTGACGAGGATGGAGCCGCAGTAATCCCACCAGTTTATACCGGCTTCACGGTACTTCTCTACTGAGCGCTCGCCGCTCATGAAGAGCTTCAGTTCGGAGCGGAGCTTTTTGCGGGCTATGCCATGCCCCTCGAAAATATCGAGCAGGTCGGCCGGGGTAAGCGAGAGTTGCTCGTTGATGAGATATACGATATTGCCTTTGCGGTTCGACTGGCGTTTGCCTGAGTCAAGAATCCGCCGGAGTATCTGATGGTATTTGTTTGTTGCCATAGAGTGGTGTTTTTGACACCGCAAAGATAGCTCCCGGCGATGTGCCGCACACTATGGCGACACGGGATTACACTGCACCGGGATTGCAGTCGCTTTGAAAATGCTTGACAAGCGAATACACCTTCCGTTCGCTTATATTGAATCGGGATGCAAGATGAGCCACGGTATAAGTGACCTTGCAGCCGTCGGCGACCATTTTGTTGAAGTCAACGAAAAGGTCGATATAGTCGGCATCCTCGAGACGTATGCCGGATTTTCTCAGCCTGTCAAGCAATTCCCGGTTGAATTTCAGTATTTCAAATATGGTCATGTTCCAAAATTTTTGTAATTTTGCAGTGTCTCACTTATAAAAACATCGCCTTCGGGCAAAAATTAGCATCCAGTGGAAGCCGGAAGGGCATAGTGCCCCCGGCTGGCTTCCATTGGATGCTTTATGTTTTTAGAAAGTGAGACGTCTATTAACAGGCCGGGGGCATTTTTTATGCCCTCCCCCGAAGGGCTGCGGGATCAGTTCGCGGTGTAGAGTGCCAGGTCAATCGAATCCTTCGCCTTCCAACCCTGCGCCAATGTGTCCTGAATGAACTTCATCGCGCCAGTGTAGAACGACGATAATGCAGTCAGTTCCTCGAATGTCACATATTCCGGACTGTCATCCTCGCCGAGCTTGAAAGTCACCGGCAGCGAGGCTCCGGCAGTCTGGACCGCGAGGTCGTAAGCCGCCTTATAGTTGAACTGGTTCTCGGTGGAGAGCCACACTGTCTTGCCTTGGTAACGGTAGCCGGAAAGAATCATCCCGTCCGTGCGGGTGTTGATCCAATCGCTGATGAGCGAGCGTATCTCCTCCCCGGAGGGCTTGTGGTTGAATTCCTCCTCCATGTAGGAAGCTGCGCCGGACTCGTCGGGAGTCACGTCCCAGCGAACGCGCCATTTGTTTTTGACCGGGTTGGTACACTCCAGGAGTGCGACATCGGGATTGCCTTGGACTCTTTTCATGATTTCTAAGTGAACACGTATTTTGTTTTACCTTTGCCGAAGGTCTCAGCCTTGATGGTGGTTTCGAAGGGGAAGCCGTCCGGCATTTCACTCACTTGTTGGAGGATGTTCTTCATCTCCTCCGAATTGGTGAAGAACTTCTTCTGCTCTCCGTTCTGCTCGATGGCGACAACGCACCGGTCTTCACCCTGCGAAGTCTTGACGCCCATCTCGAAGTCGCGGACTACGATGGGAAGGTTCACCAGTTCCCGGATGCTTACCACCGCACCGGGGAATCGCTTCTTGCCGTCATCAGGCTTGTAAGCGACGTTTAGGTCTTTGAATGATTTCATTTCTGTGCCTGTTAATTTGTTAAAGAGGTTATTACACTGTGCGTGCTTCGCCATCCCGTAGAACGAGGCGACGAGGACGCTTCTTCGTTTCCGGCTCTTGACTTCGCCCATTTTCCGGGCGAACTTCTTTTTGATGCGCTTACGCAGCAGCGCGTGGTCGGGGTAGATGACGTAGCCCAGGAAGTCAATGCCATCAGAAACCGGGAACACCCTCTCGTTGTCTTTAATTTTCAGACCGATGCTTTCAACCAGATCATGCACAATATCACGAATCCTCCACAGTTCATCCTTGGTGCCGGCAAGAACGGCACCATCATCGCAATAGCGATAAAAGAACGACACTCCGAGACGGTCTTTAAGAATGTGATCGAGATGAACGGACAGGAGCAGATTGCATAACCCCTGGGAACTCCTCAAGCCTATACTAACCCCGGACGGCATCATGCGGATGAATCGTTCAAGTATCGCAATCAGCTTCTCATCCTTAAAGATGTGCCGGACGCAGTCGATAATCGACTGTTGGTTCACGCTCTCATAGAACTTGGAGATGTCGAACTTGTAGCAGAAACGGGTCTCATCCGGATGTTCGTGAAGGTCACGCTCGATATACGACTTTAGGTCATGCATGCCGCGCCCCTTGATACTTGCAGAGGTCGTTCTGATGAAGCGTCGTTTCAGATGTTCATCCACCACCGACATTACGGCATGAACCGCAATACGGTCTTTCATGGTCAGCACCTGAATGCGTCGTTCCTTGCCGCTTTCAATAATTGTGCGCTCTCGATAGCCCCCGGCAATTTCATAGTTGCCGGAGGCAATTTTCTGTGAAAGTTCGGCGATAACCTCCTCCCTGTGCGCAAGAAGGTAACGGCCCTGACGGCTGCGTTTACGGGCAGTACCGCGCAGAACCTGGTCGAAAGATTGTGCCATATTTGGATAGGCTACAATTTCCTCGATGATATGTCCTTCTCTACGCATGGAGTGTTTCTGGAGGTTGTCAATAAAGTTTGTTTCAGGCTCCTTGAGCCTTCCGGTCACCGGGTCCGGGTTCTTCGAGCTTGCGCCTACCAAACCCTACCCGAACACTTGATGTTCCGGCTTTCCGCATAATGCGCTGTTGCCGAGGCTTGCCCCTCTCGGCACCTCGGAGGGAACACGTTCCCGGTGATGTACGCCGATTGTTGGTTGTCCAGACGCGACCCGACATTCGTGTTCGCATTCGATGCATCGTTATTCGCATTCGCGTACGACACGCCGCCATTCGCATTCGCGTTGTTGTTGCCGCGATAGACCACACGGCCTATTGAGGGACACCGCCTTACAGACTGCAAAATTACACATAATTCGCCGTTCCAGATGGAATTATGTTAAAATATAAGCCAGAACAGTGCTGCGAGACCACCACCGCACATAGTCAGAAGGAAGTCTATCCAGTCCCAGAGACAACCGTGAAGTTTGTCCTTGAGCTCAAGACAGGCTCCTGCGACACATGCTGCGTAGAGCGCCGGATATACGCCGAGAGCGAGAAGTCCGATAATCAGACCACCGACGAGATGTTTGTATCGGTTGGATTTTTTGAGAAATGAGATAATTTTTTCCATAAACTTTTGTATGTCAGAAATTGTTTGTAATTTTGCAACAAGACCTCCGAAAAGACGCGATAACTTCAAGTCGTGAGGCATTAAAGCCGTGGCTATGTCATGGCTTTATTTTTTGCAGTTCCTCAAGGATTGCGTCCCTTGAGCCATGCTCCGAACCAATGCGCACTGCTTTCCCACCCATGATGATGTAGCATTCCTTTATTGTGCCGGAAGTGAAATCTTCCCTTCGCCAGTCGATTTTCTTTGCCAGTTCCGAGAGATTGATGCGCTTGCCGCTCATACGCATGTCAAGGTCGATGACGACAACCTCACAGCCCTGAGCCTTGGCCTTGGAGAAGCCATCGGAAACGCCATTGATGGAACGGATTCCTTTTCGATCTCCAATCATGCCATTAATGAGATATTCCGGATTCTTCACCCCATGTCCTATGACATGTTCACGGATTTTTATTTCCATCGTCGGGAATGAAGACAGAAGGGAATATGCCGCGCGGGTGTTCTCCTTAACCTCGGTTTTGTCCGCACTGGTACTTGTCTTTAATCTTTCTCCATAAATAGGATCAATTTTACACTGACGCAATTCTTCGCAACGATGAAGCAAAACACATGCTTTGCAGACCTCGTTGTCAGGAATGAAAGCGACGAGTTTGCCGTCCTTGCCACCTTTTGCGATGGGACAGGTGGAGCATTTGCGAATAGTGTAAGGATTATAGTCCGGGACGGACTTCCCTTCTTTGCCGGCGTTGAACCGGAAGATGCCCTTTGTGTCCCGTTGCAGAGCCTCGTCGCCCAGGCGCATCGCCTCGTCATGGTTCGTGGCCGGATATTTTGATTTGCGGACCTGAACCACTGTGCAGCGGCAGTTCCAGCCATTAGGCGGGTAGAATTCCTCCCAGAACGAATCGGACGGCGGGAGTGTCACCCGGTCGAGCGCAGCATGTTCCGGCCGCACCTTGTCATCGCGCTGGGTGCGGTACTGGAGATTATAGCGGTCGCCGTCGCGCATGAACTGCTCCCACTTCCCGGCCATCTCAGCTGACGCGCTGACGAAGTTATACTCCGCCCGGAGATAGTTCGCGTTATATGTGGAGTCAATGCTTTGAACATCGTTCAAAAACTGTTCAAACGGCTTTCTATTGCCGTTCTCATCGAGCAGGGACGGGAACGCCTCATGCAGCTCATGGAACGCCTTCATGCCCGAGAAAATATAATTGGATCGCGTCAGCCGGCGGCGCATGGCATCCGACATTTCCACCCTGGAGAAAGCCGAGTCAAGGACAGCGGCATGTGTGCCGACAAACTCCTGCACGGCCGGGTCGGCCACAAGCTCCACACGGAACTCCGCGCCTTTCTCCTTGAAAAGTGAGCGCATCATCCCTTTGAACAGGTCTGATAACTTTTCGCGCATCTTTTCGTCCGGCGCAGCAAGAGTCTCCAAATCCGGGAATTCCGACAAGAGTGAGGCATAGCGTCGGTGCAGCCCCTCGTAGTCTGAGGGGCTCAGTCGAAAAAATTCTTGTCGGACGTTCCGTGAAGGATCTGTTGAACCTCGTCGGCACTATGGTTCTCCATAAGTTGGTCAATTAGCTCGAAGTGTTTCATTAGGAAATACTCCCTCCAGCATTGTTCGACTTCTCTTCCAGTAATGACCGGTTCAGGATTACGGCGTTCGCTTACAGGCATACCGTATTTGTCTGCGAAATATGATGGGTCAACCTCATAGCGGTCGGCAATCATGGTCTCGTATGCCACCTGCTGTTCCGGTGTATAGTCCACGGCATCGTCCCATTCAAAGCGCAGTCCTTTGACCGGGAACCCGTGCAGAATCATCAGTGGGATAAGCTGATTGTTTATGATGTCGCGGAGCATGTCGCGGTCGGACTCCACGAGGTTCATGAACACCTGCAGGTGCGTTTGAGACTGTGACAGCGAGGAACCGTCCTCGATGGTCATGGTCTGACCAATCACCAGTTTGGAAATTTCGGAATTGGAGCGGTCGATGCGCTTGTCATAGACATTGAAGGCATCGCCCTTGCCAGACTCCACGAACTGAATTTCCGTTTCCATGCCGGAAACCATACCCTGACTGGCACCACCGTTGTAGATCATATCCTCCAGCCGCTTGAACTCCTTGGGGTCGCGTGTCGATGTGCGTGCGATGCGCCAGGGCATACCGAAAATCTCGGCGAAGCAGTCCCAGAATGACATCGCGTGCTTCTTCGGAATCGTGTGTAGCGCAGCCTTCAGCAGCAGCCCGAGGTCATCGGGGCGTCCCGCTTCAATAAGCCAGTCCTTCCAAGGTCGCTCACGGAATTCTATCCCTGTTTCCCAGTTCATGCCGACACGGGACACAACTCGACCTTTCTCCGGAACCACGTGCTTGCGGGGGATAAGAGTAACGCCGGAGAATGCCGGATGGCCGTCACCGTCGGTAATCACATCGCCAAGTTCAATCAGCGAATGACCGTACCAAATAGACTCAAGGCACAGCCGGCACAGATCCTTGAACCAAGACTGGTCAAACAGATGCTCCGCTGACTCGTCCTGGTCGCCGCTCTCGTTGACAAGTTTGAACGAGCGCGACATGACGAACCCCACGCGCTGCTGTATGCAGCCGGAAAGATGCGAATCGGTCATGGCGTCCCGGTAGATGTCGTAGAGCTTCTGCCGGTTCGGATGGCGCGGATCAATGGCGCTTTGCCATGCCCGGCGCCAGTCCTCAATATCGTTCTTTGTAAAAAATTCGGCGTAGCGGTGTAGCTCCATGATGATGGAGGTCTGCTTGGCTGCCTTGGCACGGCTTTCCTGTTCAGCCCTGCGTTGTCTGGATTTTCTGCTCATATCCTACCAATCGTGTCTAAGTTTGGGTGAAGAGTGAAATGATGTGCCGAAGCCGGATGTACCGTCTTCCGCTACCTTGAGAGGCAAGTCCGGAATAATTTTGCCGGCCTGTACACCCTCGAGCCACTTGATGGCCCGGTCGTAACGTTCCTTGCGAATCTCGCTGCCCATCTTCTGGGGCTGTGAGGCTGTCAGATGGTAAAGGACGATGTCGGCGGTGTACATGACGATGAGCCTGTTCCGGTCATCGCCCGAAGCCGAGAAAACGGCATCGGTATCATATACCGGGCGCAGATAGCCGGCAATCTCTTCCATAGCCTCAGCCTCGGCATTGGCAATATTCTCCGGCGAAGACTGCGATATCACTTTCAGGGCTGCCTCGCCTATGACAACCCGGTAATCTTCTTTGTCGATAAACATAATCACCACATACTTTTAGGCGAGCGACGCGGAATCGCCACCGGTTTGAAAATCTCCTGCCGGGTATTGCGCTGCAGGAACCATATAGCACCCTCGTCGGCATCGGGAGCATCGTCATGAACACGGGAACCCCGCTCGAGAGCGAGTGTCTGTTCAATGCCGACCTGCATGTCGGGAGAATCCTTGAGTGCTTCGTTGTAGAATACAAAACCGCGTTCCCAAAGAGGCGAAACTGCCTCGATGCGCTGAATCTTCTCCGGCTTGCTGCGTTTGTCCGGAAGAATCGGAAGCTGATAGCCTCTGATGTTTCCTTCGGCGGCAAATTCGTCCAGAATTATATCCTGCATGAAATTCGCCTCCATGAAGAATGAAATGGACACACGGTCGCGGGTCCGCTCATAGAGGTCATAAAGCCACCGCACCATGCCGGACACCGTGTCCTGGCGGACATAGCAGTCTATAAGATGCAGCTCGGTTTCGATCTTGCCCCACAGGCGGCATGCCTTGTAGTCGTTAGCGGTGGTTGATTTGAAGGAGGGGTCGGTATAGCACACGAGCATGTCGTACTTCTCCAGTTTGGGCATACGCTTGTAGCGTATCCATTCATGGCGGAAGATAGAGCCGTAGTTGATAGGGTTGTGCATCATCTCCTTGTTCCAGGCGCGATAGCCGACAAAATCAGCGTATGCCTGGGCTTCCTCACGGGTCCACTTCTCCTTCCAGACAGGATTCCCGTTCTTATCCACAGCCTTGATCTCCGACACATATACGCCACGTGTGGCGCACATATTGGCCAGGACGGAACATTTGGATATAAGGTTGCCTACCATTATAAAGCGGCCGCGACCGACATCCAGGGCGCCGAAAAGAGCCTCCTTGACCCAATCGGTCAAATCCTTCACGCGCTTTTCATTTCGGCACAGCTCGTCATCGTCAAGGTCATCAATCACGATGTAGTCGGGACGCGACTCACGGTCGCGCAGGCCTCGTGGCGACTGACCGCGACCCACGGCGAGGAACTTGGAACCGCCCTGAGTCTTGAACTCGCCCTCGGTCCATTCGCCGAGGTTCTTCTGTTCCCCGAAGTCTGAGATGATACGCTGATTGAACTCAAGTTCAGCCTGAATGTCGGCGAGAAGTCGGTTTGCGCTGTCCTGGCTTTTGCCCACAACGACCATAAAGCTGATGAGTCTTTTGGGCTGGAACATCAGCCACAGGGGGAGAAAGATGTCAAAATGGGTGGACTTGGCATGACCGCGAGGCCATTTGAAGACCGCTTTAAGGTTCGGGGTATTGCGCACCTTCAAGGCGGCGGCATTATGGAACGGGGCGTTGTGAATTACCTTGATAGGTTCGCCCGTCGTCTTGTCACGCAATGTCAGGTAGTGGGGAAAGTAGTATTCACAGAAAGCCGCATAATTTGAAAGCAGCCGGCGAATGCGTTTGTCACGCTCGGCGGCTGACTCCTTGGCGACCGACATTGTAACCGGCGTCAGCGAATTGACGCGCTTGCAATGGTCCCGCCATTCCTCGTATGCTTTCTTTATCTCAGCTGCGGATGCCATATCACTTCAGCTGATTGGAGCCCATTGACTCGATGATATACTTGTCCTGGTACTTGTTGATGGCCTTGATAAGTTCCGGCGTGACTTCCGGGTCGGTCGCCGCCCTGTACTCAAGCCATCGGGAGAAAGCCATGAAGACCTCGATCGCGTCGATGACATTGGCCTTCTTGTCGAGCTTCTCTATGACGGCTGACAGTTTCGACAGCTTGTCGGCCAAGCCGGCAGTCGCCGCAATGTCATCGGAGGCATTCACCTGCTCGATGAGTTTGTCTATGGTCATGAGCAGCTTGTTGACAAGTTCCGGGCGCGTGATGCTTTTTGCGGCACGCGCTTCCTTCCATCCGTCGGCGGCGCACCATTTGGAGATGGTGACGCGGGAGACATCCACCTTGTCGGCAATCTCGGTCATCTCCATGCCGGAGAGAAACAAGGCCCTGGCGAGGGACTTCTTTTTTTCGTTTTCCTGCTTTGTAGCCATATCTGAATGTGATAATATGCGATTGAATTTGGCGCAAAGGTGGCGTAAAATACGGTGTCCGCAAAAAAAGTGTGCAACCATTGCATACAAGTGTGCAACCATTGCACACTTTTTTGGATGTAAGGTGATTAACGCTGAATTTTGCAGCGAAATCATTATCGCACATCACATGGGCAACAGAGTAAGACTTACAAACGACACGCTCAACAGCTATGGCTACCGCGTCCTTACCGAGGGCGTGGACATGGAGCAGTATGAGCGCAACCCGATACTGCTGTATATGCACAACCGCGGCCAGGTCATCGGTGTGATCAAGGACCTCAAGAGAGAGAACGGCGAGATAACCGGTGAACTCGCATTTGACGAGGCAACCGAACTGTCGCGTCAGTGCAAGAAGCAATGGGAATTCGGGTCCCTTAGAATGGTGAGCATAGGTTTCAATGTCATTGAAACCAGTGACGCTCCCGAACATATAGTCGCCGGACAACGCTTCCCCACGGTGACCAAATCGCAGCTGCATGAAGTGTCGCTCGTGGACATAGGCGCCAACAACGACGCCATCAGACTGTATAAAGACGGACAGTTAATAACGCTCGGCGACGGCGGCGATTGCCCCCTTCCCCGGCTGAATCATAAACCAAACAACAATCCCCAAATGGACATCAAGACACTTGCCCTGCAACTGGGCTTGCCGGAAACGGCAGACGAGGCGGCAGTCAATGCCAAGCTCGCCGAACTGAAGGGTTCCAAGGAGGAATCCGACAAGATGCGTGCAGAGAACGAACAGCTCAAGCTCGCGCAGATCACAGCAGCCGTCGATGCGGCCGTCGCCGCCAAGAAGATCCCGGCTGACAAGAAGCAGCACTTTATCGACATGGGCAAGAAGCTCGGCATTGAGGACCTGAACGCCACACTCGACGCCATCTCGCCGGCCGTCAAGCTCAGTTCCGCTCTGGAGACCGAACCCGCAGGGGATGACCTCCCCAAGAAGAGCCCGTGGGAACTCCGCATGGAGGAAATCCGCGCCAAACTCAAAAAATAACAAATCAAAAAACATACCGACATGGCAATCAGAGTAGACAACACCAGTTACAACGGTGAGGTACTTGAGAGAATCCTTACCGTGGCCGCCACAGGCAACGAGCTTGTGGAGAAAGGCCTTATCCACGTTATCCCCGGCGTGGAGAAAAAGACGAGCATCCCCCGTCTGAAGACCGGCAAGATGCTCCAGAAGCGCAAGGAGGACCCGCAGGTCACCGACAGCAAAGGTGATTTCAACTGGTCCGAGCAGACACTGGAGCCCCATGACTTCATGGCTTTCACCGTCTTCAATCCCCGTGCCTTCGAGCAGATCTGGCGCAAGTGGCAGCCCAAGGGCAACCTCGTTTTCGCCCAGCTCCCCCCGGAGGCACAGAACGCACTTCTGGACGCACTGAGCAAGCAGGTGCAGTTCGAGCTCGGAGATCATTATGTCAACGGCGAATATGTCGACGGCACTGACGACACCAAGCTCATGGACGGCATCCTAACCCAGGCCGCCAAGGCCAAGGACTATGTCCTGGTGGATGTATCCAAGGCCGACACCATGACCAAGAAGCTGAAGGCCGTCCGCGCCGCCATCCCCAAGGCAATGCGCTCGAACCCCGACCTGCGTATCATCATGAGCGTCGACGACTTCGACAAGTACGATGACGAGCTGACAGAGCGCGAGTCCAAGAACGCCAGCGAGACCGAGGTCAACCGCATGCGCTTCAAGGGCATCACCATCGAGACTGTGGCAGCGTGGCCCGACGGTGTTATCGTCGCAACACTCTGTTCGCCGGACGCCGACGGCAACTTCTTCGCCGCCGTCAATCTCCAGAACGACGAGAGCGTGATTCAGATCGATAAGGTTTCCAACGCCAGCGAGCTCTACTTCTTCAAGCTGCTCATGAAGGCCGACACCAACATCGCTTTCGGCGAGGAATTCATCGTCGCAGACTTCCGCACCACGCCCAAGTTCAAGGCATCTACAGGTTCATCAACAGGTGGCACCACGCAGGGCGGAGGCGCCTCTGAAACCGGCAAATAATCATGACAAAACTCCAGTATCTCGTACTCCATTGCACCGCGACACCCGAGGGGCGTGAGGTGACAGCCGCTGATATTCGGCGGATGCACCTCTCTCCGGTGTCAATGGGCGGCCGCGGGTGGAAACAAGTCGGATATACCGATATAATCCACCTCGACGGCACTGTGGAGCGTCTTGTCGATAACAACGAGGATGCCAACGTGGACCCGTGGGAAATCACCAACGGTGCCAAGGGCTATAACTCCGTGAGCCGTCATGTCGTCTATGCCGGCGGCCTCGACAGGTTCAAGAAACCCAAGGATACACGCACCCCGGCGCAGCTCAAGGCTATGGAAGCCTATGTCAAGGATTTCCATAAGCGGTTCCCCAGTGTTCGCATCATCGGTCACCGCGACCTGTCACCTGACCGTAACGGCAATGGCATCATCGAATCCTTCGAGTGGATGAAAGCGTGTCCGAGTTTCGATGTGCAGAAATGGCTTAAATCCATAGGTATAAACCAGTAACAACCAAGTAAACCAATCA